TTGAACCCCCCGGCAGCACCCGGGGGGTTCTGCTGTATGCTCGGTCTCGACTGGGACGGAACCTGCTCATCGCTCGCTCCTGACAGCCGGACAGCCCTCGCCGTAGGCGGGGGCTGCCGTGCGCCGGGGGCCCGAGACGGATATGATGCCGCCAGGGCGCATCCGCGCCATTAGCGATGTGAGGGGTCGGGATGCCGCGTCAGGAGCGCCAGATTCGTACAGGGTCCCTGGTGGCCTCGGCACGTTCGTACAGCACGAAGAAGGCGAAGGCCAAGGCCGGCGACTCCAAGCGCCCGGGCGAGCAGTGGCAGCGGGCAGCGTGGGACTTCTTCGACACGATCCCCGAATACCACCAGGGCTGTGCCATCACGGGCGCGCTGGTGTCGCGCGCGCGCCTGGTCGTCATGGAGCGGGATGCCGAGGGCAACTGGCAGCCGACGAAGAACCGTTACGCCCTGGAGGCTCTCGACGAGCTGTTCGGCGGCCCCGAGGGGCAGGTCGAGATGCTCCGCCAGCTCGGCATCCACTTCTCCGTCGCCGGCGAGGCGTGGCTGATGGTCCCCACGGTGGACGAGAACACCGACGCCGACGACTGGCAGATCGCGGCAGCGACGTCTCTGACCCGGACCGGGAGCCAGTGGAAGATCAACGGCGAGAACTTCGAGGGGGAGGCGGCGATCCGTCTCTGGAAGGGGCACCCGGCGGATCGTACTCGCGCCGATGCCCCCTCGCGGGCCATTCTCCCGGTCCTCTCTGAGCTGCACCAGCTCACCAAGCGCATCGCCGCCCAGATCGACTCCCGCCTCGCCGGCGCCGGGATCCTCATGCTCCCCTCGGAGACGGAGTTCCCCGCATCCCCCAGTCGGAACATCGGCCCGAGCGGCACCACCGACAGCATCCAGGGCGGCGACGCGCAGGGGCTCGCCGACCTGATCGCCGAGGTCGCCGAGATCGCCATCCAGAACCCCGAGTCCGCCGAGGCGATGATCCCGATCATCGCGACCGCTCCCGGTGAGCACATCGACAAGGCGAACCTGATCACCTTCTGGTCGGAGCTCGACAAGGTCGCGCCGAAGCTGCGGGAAGAGCTGATCCGCCGCATCGCGCTCGGCATGGACATCCCGCCGGAGGTCCTGCTCGGCAACGCCGGCTCAAACCACTGGAACGCCTGGCTCTCCGACGAGAACAGCGTGAAGATCCACGCCGAGCCGCTCCTGAAGGTCATCACGACCTCCCTGACCACCGGATACCTCCGCCGGGGGCTCAAGGGGCTTGTCGACAATCCTCGTAACTTCTCGATCCAGGCCGACACGTCCCAGATGCGCATGCGCCCGAACCGCTCGAAGGAGGCGATCGAGCTTCACGACCGCCTCATCCTGTCGGCGGAGGCCGCAGCGCGCGAGAACGGCTTCGAGAAGTCCGACCTCATGAGCGACGACGAGCGCCGCGTGGCCCTGATCCGCAAGGTCGCCGGGGGATCCACCACCCCGGAGCTGGTCGAGGCAGCACTGCGCGAGGCTGGTGTCGACCTGGACGTCGTCGTCAGCGACACTCGGCCGCCGGCGGAGGCTCGCCCGACCCCCTCGCTGAAGCAGCACCCGGTGCGCGAGCTGCCCGAGAGGGCCGACGCCGCCTCGGCACGCCTGCTGGCGCTCACGCTCGTCTCCGAGCAGATGATCGACCGGGCCCTGCAGCGCGCCGGCAACCGGCTGAAGACGAAGATGGGCGTCCGGGACGCCGCGGTCTCCGCGAACCGCCTGTATCTGGGGCTCGAGCTGGGCGCGAAGGACCTCGACGATGCCCTGCAGGACGCTTGGGGCAGCTGTTACGAGTTCGACTACGGCGTGGAGGGGGCTCAGCTGGCCCGAACGCTCGACACGTACACCCGTTCCATCATGCGCGCGCGCCGCGAGCCCTCTCGCGCGGGCATTTCCGCCATTCTGAAGCTCATGCTGAGCACTGCAGCCGCCTAACCGGAGGAGAAACCGTGGCCGACGAAGAGCAGCACACCGGAGTGGGGATCTTCCTGCTCCCCGAGGCATCCGATCCCATCGTCGCGGCGTCTTCTGAGCCCGCGCACCTCACCACGGTGTGGCTCGGAGACATGAACGACCTCGACGAGGACACGATCGGCGCGATCCGGGCTGAGGCAGCCGCCTATGCGGCCGAATTGGAAGGTCCGGTGGTCGTCCCGGTCGCCTCTCGGGGCCTTCTGGGCGATGATGACGCCGATGTGGCCTTCCTGGAGCGCACCGAGGCGCTTCAGGCGCTCCGCGAGGGGCTTCTCGAGCACTCTCCGACCATCAAGCGGGTCATGGACAGCGTCGAGCAGTTCCCCGAGTGGACTCCGCACGTCACTCTCGGCTACCCGGAGACGCCGGCGGCCGGCGAGTACGATGGCGAGGCCGTCACGTTCGACCGAGTGGGCCTGTGGGTGGGCCCGGAGCAGGAGGAGTACCCCATGAGCGGCAAGAGTGACGAGGCGCTGACTGCCGGCGGCACCGTGAACCCCGGCGTGGCCCCTCTCGTCGGCGAGGGCCCCGGCTCGCCGGCCTACGTCATCCCAAAGGCCGCTCTCGAGCGCGTCGGCATGACGGCGGAGCGCTTCGAGCACCTCGCGCTCGTTGCTGCGGGCCAGATCGAGGCCGAGATCGACCCCACTGTCGAGCAGGAGCTCCTCGACGACCTCGAAGACGACGAGATGCCGCTCGACGAGCTCGACGATGACGAGGAGGAGATCACCGAGATCCCCGTGCACGGCGTCGCCACCGTCGAGGGCCGCGCGACCGGCGACGGCCGCGGGTTCAAGCTGAACGCGCTCGACCTGGGCCAGATGCCGCAGCCGCTGGGCTACGAGTTCGTCTCCACGCACGGCGGGGACACCTCGCACGTCGCCATCGTCGGCCGCATCGACTCGTATGAGCGCAAGGAGCTCGAAGACGGAGTCGTAGAGCTCCGCTGGCGGGGTGTCATCATGCCCGGCAAGGAGTACGGCGCCAAGGCAATCGAGTCGATCATCGACGGCTCGTACACGGGCCTCTCGGTCGTCGTGGATTCCGTCGAGCTGGACGTGGAGGAGGAGCGCGAGACGTTCCGCCGCCGCATCCTCGCCGAGCGCTCCGGGGAGACCGCGGAGGAGGACGAGGAGTTCGACATCGAGCAGATGCTCGACGACATCGTCGGCGACGGCACCCGCCCCACACAGTGGTTCCGCTCCGCGCGCGTGCGCCGCTTCGACATGGTCCCCACGGGCGCCTTCCAGGAGGCGTACATCGCCCTGGGTCACGAGTTCGCCGACGAGCTGACCGAAGAGGCTCTCGTCGCTGCGGCTGCGGCCCTCGAGGACTGCGGATGCACCGACTCTCTGGCTGCCGCCGAGGCTGTGATCGCGGAGTTCCGCGACATCTCCGCCGACGAGCGCAAGCGGCTCGCCGAGGAGGGCGAGGCACTGCCGGACGGCTCGTTCCCCATCGCGAACGTCGAGGATCTGCGTAACGCGATCCAGTCGATCGGCCGCGCGAGCGACCCGGAGGAGGCGAAGGCTCACATCCGCAAGCGCGCCCGCGAGCTGGACCAGGAAGACCTCATCCCGGAGGACTGGGACGCCCAGGTGGAGGCGCTCATCGCCGCGGCGTTCGCGCCGGGCACGAAGGACGGCCCGGGCTGGATCACCCACCCGATCCCGACGTCGCGCATCCGTCGCTACTGGGTCCGCGGCAAGGGTGCGGCCAAGATCAACTGGGGCGTCCCTGGCGACTTCAACCGCTGCCGCGCGCAGCTGGCGAAGTACGTCCAGAACCCCGACTGGCTCGCCGGCCTGTGCGCGAACATGCACAAGGAGGCCATCGGTGTCTGGCCGGGCCAGGAGCGCGGCGGACGGCACGGCCTCACGGCGAGCGCCGAGCCGGCACCGCTGTTCTCGCTCGTCGCTGCGGCCGACCCGATCGACGCGGACTACTTCGAGCGCCGCGAGCTCGCGAACCCCCGCGTCGGGGTCATCGTGGACGGCGACCACGTGTACGGCTACATCGCCCAGTGGAACGTCTGCCACGTCGGCCAGCCCGAGGGTCCCGGCACGTGCACGCTGGCACCGCACTCGCCGTCGAACTACGCGCAGTTCCGCACCGGCACGGTGATGACCACCAGGGGTCCCGTCTCGGTCGGGCAGATCACCATGAACACCGGCCATGCTCGCGGCGACCTGTCGGCACGCAGTACCGTCGCCCACTACGACAACACGGGTGCCGCGGTGGCCGACATCGTCTGCGGCGAGGACCGCTTCGGGATCTGGTTCGCAGGAAGGATCCGTCCGAACGTCTCCGAGGAGGACCGCTTCGCCCTCGCGGCGTCCGGCCGCCTCTCGGGCGACTGGCGGGTCATCGGCGGGGCCTACGAGCTCGTCGCCGCACTCGCGGTCAATGTGCCCGGGTTCCCGATCCCGGAGGTCTCCCTCGCGGCGAGCGCTTCGGGCCCGCTCTCGCTGGTCGCCGCGGGCGTCATCCGCCCCGAGGAGATCGACGAGCCGGTCGACGAGGAGGCGCTCGCCGCCACCCCGCTGACCCCGGCGGACATCGCGGCGATCGCGATGGCTGCCGCCGAGGAGGTGCTGCACCTGCAGCGCCGCCAGGAGATCATCGACCGGACGGCGCCGGCGCGCGAGAAGCTCGCCGCTCACCGCCTGGCCGCCGCGCGGGCGAAGCTCGCAACTCACTCGAAGGGATAAGCCATGTGCTCCTGCCGCAACGGCTCGAAGACCGCACCCGCCTCCTACGTCGTCGTTCTCCCTGGCGGGAAGACGAAGTCGTACTCGTCGCAGATCACTGCAGAGGCCGAGGTGAAGCGCACCCCCGGCGCCTACCTCGCCACTTCCCAGACCGGGGCCATTTGACAACTGCTCCTGGGGGCGTGCATACTCGCCTCCAGGAGCAGTACCTTCACTTCCGACGTAGTCGGGTGATGATCAGGCCAGAAGGCCCAGTCGACCACACCCGCATCCCTACTACCACGGAGTGAAATCATGGGATTCCAGATGCCCGAGACCCTGGATGGTCTCAGCGCAGACAAGCTCGCCAAGCTCCTCTCGGACGCCGAGAAGTACGCCACGGAGCTCAACGCCATCGCCGATGAGGAGATCACCGCCGAGCAGAGCGCCGCTCTGATCGAGGTCGTCGGCCACATCGACGCCATCGCGACCCGCCACACCGAGGTCGTCGCAGAGGAGACGGCATCCGCCGAGGCCCTCGCGAACGCTCGCGCCGCAGTCGCCAACCGCGCCCAGGCCGCGCAGGAGCCCGTCGAGGAGCCTGCCGAGGAGCCTGCCGCCGAGGTCGTCGAGGTCGTCGAGGAGCGCGAGCTCGTCGCCGCCAAGGCCGGAGGCCAGTCGTTCTCTTCGCGCGTCGCAGCGCAGACCCCCGTCGAGGCGGCCCCCAAGGCGGACGTCACCAAGGGCGCCCTCTCGCTCGTCGCGTCGGCGGACATCTCCGGCGGCTTCAGCGCCGGCGACGAGATGGACTTCGACCAGCTCGCCCAGGCGTTCGTGAACCGCGGCAAGGCATTCGCCGGCGGCTCGAACGGCAAGGCTGGCAAGCCGATCACCAGCGGCGTCCGCGGTCTCCCGACCAACGCGCAGCGCTACCCGGTGGCTCGCCTCGCGAAGGCGGACAGCGAGTTCACCATCAGCGAGAAGATGTCGGCCGAGGACCAGTTCGCGCTGATCCAGAAGGTCGCACAGGAGTCCCGCCTCCCCGGTGGCTCGCTCGTCGCCGCTGGTGGCTGGTGCGCACCGTCCGAGCAGCTGTGCAGCTTCTGCGAGCTGGAGACGATGGACGGCCTGCTGTCCATCCCGGAGATGGTCGCCCGCCGTGGCGGCGTCACCTGGACCCCCGGCCCGCAGCTGAGCGACCTGCTCAACGACCC